ATAATTAGATGCAACCCAAGGTTTGCTGCTAATGTAATTCTTGTAAGCAGTAAAAGTGTCAATGCTTGTGTCATATTTAAACTCATCAGGCATTGCCCTAGTAAATGATGTAGGTGGTGGACAATCTGGAAATATAATATCAGCACATTCTATAGTATACTGACAACTATGTGTCTTACCATATCTGTGTGTATATTCTGCACATAAAGCAAGTCCGTGGTCAATCAACCAACGGAAGTTTGTCTGTGCCCAAATTGTACAAGGGTGGTTACGAAATGCACCCTTATCTGTTTTGTATGGTGCACCATCTAATTTAGGTAGAACACCAAAACCATGACCCCACTTTTCTGATGCTACAATAGAAAGCATTTGACATGTTTCTAATGGCATCTTGACAATGTGTTTGTCAGGTAGAACCTGTGCAGATTTCACAGGATCTGGGTCGGTCACAAAAATATTCATAATGATATTCTAGCACTGTTGCTAGTCAAAGTCAATGCCTACTTCATCAGATATGTCTCTATCCAAATCAGGTAGATGAGGTTCTATCCAATGATCTTTATTGTCTATACCAGCAGCATTAGCATATCTCCAAATGTGCTGATCGACTTGTTTAAAGATATCGTGTAAGTTTAAATCCATACGGATATCATGTGCAATCTCAGCAACCTGTTTCTCTGTTAAACAGTGGTCAGGATGTAGTAGATCACAACAAGGAATTCTTTTTTCTATCAACTCGTTTAAGTTGATTCTGATTTCGTAATCTTGGTATACTGGCATAATATTTAATTACTTATTTTATGTATCATCATCTACAGATTCTAATTCTTCAATAGCATCAACTGGCACTTCATGACCATCTATACTATACCAATGTTGTGGTACACCAATACTGTCAGGTCTTACACCTAGGTATTTAAGTGTGTTACCATTAAAGGTATGCTCACGTAGCATTGCCTGTAAACGACAATGTATTAGTTCTTGTCTACTAACTCTCATTTAAATTCACACTCCAACATAATTTCAGTTAATGCTGCTAAGAGATTAATTTCTTGATCAGCAACAAATGCTGATTGATATTGGTACTTAGCAATAATCAATACCGCTTGAGGTATAGTTACAGGTACTAGGTAAGTATATAAACTATCATAGATTGATCTAAAGATATGAGATGGTTCATTATCTAAATTAGCAGATACCCATTTCTTCACTGTAGTAAATTCATTCTTCTTGAGTGAATCAGTTAGTTCTTTAAATTTAACTTCATTTAAACTTGATAGTATACCACTATCAATTACACCACCAACAGCATAGCGTTGACATTCATTAAGTGTTCTTCTCCAATCAGGAAAGAACTTAAGTATTAACTGTGGTAATACCTTCTCATCAAAATCAACACTTTCATTATTTAAAATATATTTTAAACGTTCAAAGAATTGAGATGCTACCATCTTCTTATCAACAGAAGGTATTGTGAAATCAATTACAGTACATCTAGAATGTAATGGTTCTAAAATTTTATTCTTATAGTTACATGTGAATATAAATCTACAGTTGCCATGAAACTTTTCTATGTTTGCCCTTAATGCAAGTTGTACATCTGTGCTAGTGTTATCTGCTTCATCTACTATAACAACTTTATGTTGTGAATCAGAAGACAAAGATACAGTAGAAGCAAAGTTAGCAACCTTGTTTCTAACTGTGTCAAGATAACGTCCTTCATCAGAACCATTGATGATAATATAATCAACTTTTAGTTCTTCACATAATGCTCTGGCAACAGTTGTTTTACCAACACCTGCTGTACCATGTAAAAGCATATTAGATATTTGACCTGTAGCAAGAAACGCTTTAAATTGATTCTTGATAGAATTAGGTAAAATACAATCTTCAATTTTCTTTGGTCGATATTTTTCGACCCATACAAAATCAGTCATTCCAATGTCGGATTACTCCGCTAATAATAAAACAATTAGTAATGAGATAAGTAAGAAAGATGCCAGATCGAACAAGGAGTACAAGATTATCATACCTCTTGGTCTTTTCATCAGCGAACGAACCCAATGCATACTTCCATACTCTCCATAACTTAGTCACTTTTTAAACACTCCTAACTTTGTTAAAATATAGAGTGCTAATATTGTCCAGAAGACAACTTCTAATCCTACGTAGTTCATAATAACTTACCTCTAGGATTAGTACGACGATTAATGATAGATATAAATTTGTCAGCAGCATATGTACCACCAATGCATATATCAAGTTCATCACCATCTTGCCAGTTGATCTCACCATTCATTTTAGTATGATTCATCAACTCTTGTAATCTATCAATGTGTTCTTGAGTTAGTTTCATTATCCAAAAGTAGAGTCAGGTTCTAGTGCTATGTAATATTCTAACTTCAAAGAACTATTACAGAAACGAGCAACTCTTTCACTAATCTCAACATCATATGTACCTGGTATTATCTTTATGTTTTCTATTTTAAAATTAAATTTAAATGGTACTTCAGATTGACCAACCTCATAAGATACTGCATTAGAAGTATCGTTCTCTTTATCCTTAACAACTAAACAAACTTCACCACCTTCAGATTCTAAACACAAATCAGGTAACTGATATACACGTGCACCTTTCATCAAATGTGATAGTGTTTCATTAGTAAACTGAAAACTAAATTGATGTTCTGGTAATTGTATATCTTTCTCTGGTGGTTTAGTAATTACATCAGGATCAGCAAAGAAATACTTGACTTTAGATCTACCATTCTTGATAGTCATGTATGACGTATTATCAAAATTGATAGAAGGATTACTGAATAAAGAAACTCCACCTAAGAATTGCCCTAAATCATATATGGCAAAAGGCATAGGAAAATCTTCATTGATCTCTGCCTTAGCAAAGATGTTGTTAGTCACAGAGATAGTACTAATAGTACTACCACCTTTAAAGTAGATTGAGTTGTTTACTGATTGAAAGTTCTTGAGGATTTCTTTTGTTTCTTCAGATAGTTGCATAATTAAGGCATAGTGTGATCAATATTACCACTAGTCATGGATGGTTGTCCGTAGTGGTTGTCAAAGTGTAATAGTAGCATAGCATAATGAATGACTTTTAGCAAGTCCTTCTTATCTTTACCATTCTTGCTTCCATATCTACTACCATATTTTAGTATGTTTGCTTGGCAGAAATGTGGTGCAAGATCTCTAGATGCCATGAGGTCTATTGTCTGGACTTTACGAAACTTATGTTGAGTTCCTGTGTAGTGCCCATTGTAAGTAGAAGAAATGTATTCTTCTATATCTTTGAGGATCTCTTCCTCATGATATTTAAATTGATGATTCACAATAGGATACTCCTCATCAAGTGTTCCATTAAGTGTGTCATACGCTAAACTCCATGCATTAACCATAGGTAAATAGAAAATCATTTACAAAGGATTCTGACTTCTCTTCTCCAAACTTTCCTTTTAAATAACCTCTAACAGGATCAAGTTCGGTCATGTATTTGTCAAAGTCAGCATACACCGTAGTGTCTTCTCCTTGTGGATCATTTAATTCTACCATCTTTTTGTATTCTGTCAAGTATTGTTTAAACATTGGAAGATGTTCATCAACCTGATCAGGTTTACAATACCTTACGAATATGTTTTCTGAGAAGTGATTACCCATCTCAAAGAACCTATACTTACCATCATCTTTTGGAAGACCATCAACTGAGAATAGATACTTCTCTCTTGGATGTTGGAAGTCGAACACTAGAATAACTTTCTTCTCACTAAACTTCATTAGATCCATTCCAAAACAAGGAAGATCTGCACCTGTCTTAGGATACAGTATAGTGTTGTAGATGTCAGATCTAGGATCTGTTATATGTGCTTCCCTTGCTTTGATAAAGTTCTTACCATAACGAAGGTTAGCAATGAGGTGGGCATCTTTTCCTTCCCACTCTGCCCATTGTTCCCCAACCTTTAGGTCAGGGAATGTCTCTTCAAGAGCAGCAATGTAGTTTTTCCAAATGGTCATGA